AGAAAAGGTGTCAAGCGTAATCACATGACGGTTCAGACAGTGCAACATTTAGATCAATTCTCGAAGGAAAAGGTAGTGTTTCTTCACTAGCTAACAAATTCTCTAGTCTCTGGGAGCGTGGCGGATATAATCAGTCACACGTAAATGGTGCTTTGGAAGCAGCTAAAGTATTGGGATATAAGAACGGGGGGCACCCCGCACCTAATACACCAGTTAGAATTAACGAAGAAAAGGGAGAACTCGCAGAATTTAAGAGTCCGGTTCATATCTTTTCAAAAGAAGACGCTAAAAGGCAGCTAGAATTCACCGCTAGTGATAGACAGAGAGTACGTAAGAATACTTCTAGCCGTCCAGTAAACATAACTATTAATGTTACTGGCAATACAATTGATAGCAAAGAACGCGAAGATAGTCTTTCTAGGAAAATAAAAGAAGCTGTAAGACAAGCACTTGCGGAAGAAATGAATACTCTGGGAGATGAGTTTGGAGACGATCCAAGCATATTCTAAGGTGGTGATTTTGTGGAACGTAAAAAGACAACAGCTCAAATTGAAGCTGACAAAGCAGTTACTACTGCTAAAAATAAAGTTAAAGCTTCTAAAAAAGCTTATACTAATGCTAAGAAAAAAGTTGCTAAATATAAAAAAAGGAAAAACAAAAGTTTAACAAAAAAATGGCAAAAAAAGGAAAAATCAAGTAAGCAAAAACTTGATCGTGACAATAAAGCATTAACTAAAGCACAAAAAAAAGCTGACAGCTTAAAAGCTTCAGATAGCAAGCAAAATTTGTCCGGAATGATTTCTCAAATCAAGGAGCATAATCAATCAAATATTCATGAAGGACACGCTGCTATATATGTTTCAGACGGTAGTGACTCAACAATAATTTATATTGCACCAACAGAAAATGAGTCTGAAGACAATACTACCAACGTTACTACATGGCAAAGAGATGAAGGCGCGCCAGCTTCAAATTATGCAAGAGTTGCTGGCAAAAATATCACAGTCAGTGGAATTATTAAAGGTGATACCAGAGCTGAAGCCAATCAAAAATTCTATCAATTAAGAGTATGGAATAGTAGACACTACATGCTTACATACACTGGCAATCTTAATTATAAGCATTTAATTATTTCAGACTTACAAGTAAGCTATAAAGATAAAGTAAGTGATATTGATGTTTCAATAACCTTCACATTTTCTTATGCTGCTAAAATCACGACTGATGATAGTAAAGGTGGAAGTGGAAACAGCAAAAAGAAGACTTCAAAGAGCAGTAAAACAGTTACTGGTAACCGTAGCAAAAAATATACTGCAATTACTATTAAGTCTGGAGATACGTTGTGGGCATATTCACAAAAATATGGTAAGTCAGTATCTTGGCTTCAAAAAGTTAACCACATTAAAGGGACTACAATTTACGCCGGTAAAAAAATACGTGTGAAGTAGGTGATCAAAATTGAGAAATTACATACCAATTGATGTAAATGATTTACCTGATATTTTCGATATTGAATTAGCAGGCAATATGTTTACCTTCAGAATTGATTACAACGAAGTAGCAGATTATTATACCTGTACTATTAAAACAGCTGAAGGAGAAACTCTAATTCAACAAGAGCCACTATTATTAGGGCAACTTGTTGGAATAGATATTCCAGACTCAAGACTGCCAAAAACTGACTTACGCGTACTTGATGAAAGTAGCAATGCAACTAGAGCGGGAAAAGGTGATTTTGGTGAAGGAAACGTACAACTATATCTTGATGTAATTGATCCAAACGGTTCAGAAACTGATAAACCAGATGTGAAACCACTTGGATATGATCCAGATGAAACACCAGATGATACTACCGAAGAAGAAGTGTCAATATAATGGCAATTGAAACTAAAAACCCACATTCATGGTTTGTAACGACAAATGATGAAGGTAAAACACAAACCGTATATAATCATGAACACTATTTACATAATTATCCTTTTGGTTTTGAAGTCAATTCTTCTGATAGTCCAACACCGTCAAAGAATTCTGTCACTCTTTACAACATGTCTAAAGAACACAGAGACTTTTATGAAAAAGGTCAAAAATGTTATGTTGCTTTTAATTGGGGTACTTCAAGAAAAATATTAGCGGAAGGCTTTATTAGCAAGATTGAAGTCAACCAATCAGACGGTGTGACAGATACTTTTAATCTTACATTTACTGAAGGCACAGATTATAACAATGTAGCTGCCAGAAAACTAAAGGTAAAAAAGAGCAAAAAGGTTAACCATTACAAGACCATTAAGAAGACAGTACCCGGGCACTATGAAAGAAAAAGAATTCATTATTATTCAAAAGATAATACGGGCAAGACTTCGGGACACTATAAATATGAAAATGTTTATATTAAAGCCAAAACAGTTAATCACAGAGTAAAAACTCGTGCTACTAAAAATTATTATGTAAGTAAAACGTTTAAAAAAGGTACTACTTACAAAAAAATTATTACTGGAGTTGCAGCACAAGCCGGAATTAAAATTTCTAAAATTGATCTTGCCAAAAACCCTAAAATGAAAAAGTCTTTTGTTGCTCGTGGTAAACCATTAAGACTATTGCAACAGCTAGTAAAACCAACCGGTTCAAAATTAGAATACATTCAAGGTAAGCTAGAAATTGTCAACCCTAAAAACAATAAGCGTACGTGGTATGTTATTGATGATGATATTCTTAAGTCCCCACCAACATTTAATGAAAGCAATGATGATGACGGTACGGGTACTTGGGAGATGATCACACCATTAATTCCAGATATAACTTTGAACGTTGGTATCAATATGAAAAGCCGGTTCTTAAAAGGAAAGTTTTATGTTAAAGCATTGCAACATTCTTCAGACGGTGAAAACCCAGAAACACATTGTTCACTTAAACCAATTTAAAAAGGAGTGATTATAAATGGCTTCACAAGATCAAGAACAAAATAGCAGCTACTTAGCATTAAGAAATATAATTCATGCAATCAAAAACTCAATTTATGTTGCTGAATTATGCAAAGTTGTCAAATATGACAAAAAAAAGCATATTGCAGACGTATTGCCACTAGCTAACAGTTCAGACGGAGAACCAAGTCCACAATTGCTTGAAGTACCAGTGGCCAAAAGTTGCTATGAAGTAGACGAATTAACTACTGCATTAAAAGATGAATTTAAAAAAATTGACAAATTTAAAACTGAAAAAGGTAAAGAAATTGGTACTAGCTTAGTTAAGAAATTGCCTAAAAAAGTTATGAAAAAAGGTGCAGTAGTAATTGTTTTAATAGTTGATAATGATACAGATAATTGGACTGGTAAAAATGCTTCTTTCACGCCAGAAACAAACAGACTGCATGATATTAATGACGCAATCGTTGTGGGGGTGATCTAATGGCAAAAGACTTTATGCTAGACCAAAATGGAGATTTAGTCATTGATAATGATAGTAAAGACCTTGCTGAAGTTGACGGTTTAGAAGAAATTGCTCAAAGAATTAAAGCTACACTTGATATTAAATATGGTGAAATGGAAAATTTAGATCCAGATATGGGATCAGACTATCGTGGCTTTTTAGGAAAAAAGCCAGATCTCAATGGTGCAGTTTCTGATATGACAGCAGCAATTACAGCCAATGTTCCGGAAGTAGAAAGTGTAACGAACTTTAAATTCACTAAGCTACCTAGACGTGAACTATTAGTTGAGTTTACTGCAACGGTCAATGTTGACGGCAAAAAGCAGAAAGTAGATGAAAGCTATGACTACAACGAACAATAATAACAATTATGGTGTAACGCCGCGTGGCTTTTTCTCACCAACGTATGCTGAAGTCTTAGATAACATTCAAGACAAATTCAAGTCAGTATTCGGCAATGATATAGCACTTGAGAGCAATTCTAATTTTGGCATTCAATCAAGGCTTGACGCGTTGATTATTTACAATGCTTATCAAGAACTACAAAAGAATTTTTATAACTCTTTTGTATCAACGGCAGATGATACTGCACTTGACAGACTAGGAAACAATTATGGTGTTATCAGAAAAGTTGCGGAGCCTTCTTATGTAGAATTAACAATTAGAACTAATGAAGAATATCTAATTCAAGCCGGAGAACAATTCGAAACTGAAGACGGGATAGTTTTCACATTACTTAGTGATGTTTTAACTGCAAAAGACCCAAATGTACCTAACATTCCGGCTACTCAAGATGATAGCCAAGATACTGATACAGAAACGGATATAAATGATGATACTGATAATGATGATGATACGGACAATGAACCAACTGGAACTTTTGTTGGCAAAGGAATGGCGCAATCAATTGAAACTGGAACTATGAATAACGTTAAAGAAAATACTATAACAGTTGTCTCTAACCCAGATGATAATATAGATAGCGTTACAAACGAAAAAGCTGCCGGTGGCGGACAAGATGATGAACCAGATGAAACATACCGTGAACGTATCATGCTTGAAAATTTAGCTAAAGCCGGTTCTACTGAAAAAGGTGTTTATTCTGCATTGATGAACTTGTCTGGCGTAAGGCAAGTTGGTTTTACGCCCAACGAAACTTCAGAGACAGACGCAGACGGTAACCCACCATATTCAATTCATACCTATGTTCTTGGTGGTAACGGTCAAGAAATTGCTCAAGCATTATATGATAATATTGCAGCCGGAACGATTTTTGTGGGAGATGAAAGCTTTACTGTCACAGACGTTAATGGTTTTCCAAAGACAATGCACTTCTCTTTTGCAACTGAATTAGATATTTATGTTGATATTAAGCTGAAAACAAATGATTTATGGAATGAAGAAAATGATCCAGACGAATTAAAGCAAGAAATTTCTGATCAAATTCAACAACTAAAAATGGGCAGTCCAGTATTAAGCACCAAACTTTATTCTGTAATATATGATTTTGAAGGAATTAGTGAAGCTTTAGTATCTATTGGTAGTAGTGCAGAGAGCCTTACAACTAATGGTGATGTGCTTCCTACTAAGTTTCAAGTACCAATATGTGATGTTAAAAATATAACTATTAGCAGAGATTTATAAGGAATTCAATAAATGGCTTATACAGTAGAAGAATTAATGGCAGAACTTTCTGACCACTGGGCAAAAGACCCAGACAGCAATAACTACAAACTAGCTCAAATTTTAGCTGAAGAAATGCAAAAAATTTCAGATAATATTGTATTTAGCGAAGATCAAAAAGAAATAAGCAAGGCTGAAGGCTATAATCTTGATATGTTGGGTAAAGATAGATCAGTAGTAAGAGTTAGTGATGATGATGAATTTTATCGTTTTCTAATTAGAATTAGAGCTATGATGTCACGCTCAACCGGATCAAACCCAAACATTACTGAAATAATAAGTACAGCTTTAGGAAGCAAAGATAAAGTTAGAATTGTGCCAACGGAACCACACCATATTGCAATAACAATTCCTAGCGAAAAATTGCCAGATGTTAGACAGCAACGTATTTTAACTGATAACTTACAAGACTTAGTTGCACTTGGTAACTGGCTTGATAGCATATCTTGGGAGATTGCCGGAGCAACAAATTTAAATTATGCTTGTTATGGGACTTGTTCTGAAATAGTCTAATAAAATAGTATAATAAAGTTAAGCTAATAAAGAAGGGATATAAAATGACTATTTTAACTAGAAATAAAGTTACAAATGCTGGCGCAGAACTTATTAATTCTACAATTGGTGGTAAAAATAAAATAAGCTACACCACAGCTGAACTTTATAACAAAGATATTAGTAAGCTAAGTGACGATCAATTAGCAGCAACCACTAGTATTGGAACACCAATTATTAGTGGTAAGTGCAATGTCTTAAACGTAACTGGAACAACAGTTTCAATTGGATCAACCATTGCTAATGGTGACTTGACAGCAGACGTAACATTCTGCACTGTCGGTTGGTTTGCTACTACTTCAGTTGACCAAGCTAATGGTAAACCACCAGTTTTGATAGCAATTTCTCAACTTGACGCACCAACTACACTTGCTCATGGTGGAGATAATGGCAAGGCAACAGCTTATTTCTTGCCAAAATTAAATATTGGAATTGCTAATACTACTCAAATCAAATTGGAACCAACTGAAGCAGGTTTTGTCACAATCACAGAATTGCAGCAAGCAATGCTCGCCCTTTCTAACAGTGGCTTAATTGACTTAGGAAACAGATTGCCAAATGGTATGGAAGTTAATAAATTGCATAATACTTCTTTGCAATATGTTCCTAAAGGAAGCATTACTGGTTTGCCACCTTTAGATGATAAGAAAGACGAAGATAAAGATAATGATGATAGTGACCGTGGTGGCTATTTGATGTCACTCGGAAACAATGAATTAACCCAAGACGGAGTTCAGATTTATTTGAACCCCTACTATAACAAGACTTTCATATCATTTTATAACAGCAAAAAGAACTTATGGTGTGACTGGATCGAAGTGGGCAGTCAATCATACACTAAAGATGAAATTGCAAAAATTCTTGATAATTATGCTACTCATACTGATCTTAACCAGAAAGCCGACTCAAGCAACGTTTACAATAAAAATCAAATTGATAACGAATTCGATAAAGTAAATAGTAGTATGGTTACAAGTGTTGACAATATCAACCCAAAAAACGGCAATGTTAGCTTAGACGGTAAATACACGACACCAGAAGATTTAAAAAAAGTAAATAAAAACTTGCTTGACTTTATAAAACAGTTACAAGTATTCAATAGTGATGATATGACAACTATTGAGAATAGCAGAATAGACCTTGACTTAATAAAATATAAGCAAGCTGGAATTACCAAATTTAATAATTGCGTACTAACGGTGTCTGAATTTAAGTCTGAAATCGAACTTGATGATAACAACAATATTTATCAGCCAGACTTTAATATTGAATATGGAGCCGCACTGACTGGTTGGATAATCAATGTTCCAATTGAACCATTACCCCTTGAGAAAAACGATAATATGGTTTACCAATATATAATTGCAACTAATGCCAATGGCACAATGGGCTCAATGACAGCAACAGCAAAAATATATCACAGAAAAGTTCCTGTGTCTGAAGATGATTTTGCAAAAGAATGGTATCCTTTGGTGGATATAACTGTTTCTCCCAGCAACATTGCTAAAACAGCAGTACGAGGTGCTAGCACTAATGCAATTAGATTAAGGCAATTTTATGATGACCGCAAAATTGATGGCACTAATCCTATAAATGCTCAAAGTCTTGACCTTGACAATGCAAAAGACTTACAAAAATATGTTGGAATTATACGCTTTATTAGTTGTAAACTTAAAACAATTTCCGTTCCACCTTTTGCTCAAGGAGAAAGTTCGACCAATGACCTTCTTTATTCAGGAAAGTCATTAAGTGGTTGGCTTATTATGTTGCCTACTGGTCCAGAAGGTGTTACTAGCACAGCTAAATATCCTTTGCAAATAGTCATTTGTTACACGAGAAATGATGATACAGAAACAGAAATGCTTGATAATATGGAAGTTTATTATCGTATGCTTGATACTACACATGATAATAATACCTCAAATTATTTTAGAAAATTTGTTAATAATAGCTCAACAACAAGAAATGAATTGACTAGAAGAAACTTTTTCTTTGATAATATGATTTATAACACAGAGGGAATAACTTCTCTTGAACAGGTAATGAGGTCAAGCAGTGGAACTGGCTATAAAAAGGCTCAAGATATACGATTACCACTTTTGTTTGACCTAATAACTGATTCAAAGAATGTTACAAATTCTACTTTTAGGTTTGAACCAAGTAATATACCATTCTCATATAAAATAATTAGCGAACGTACAGCAGGTGCAAATAGCAACAGAATTAATGTTTATCAAGAAATTAAATGTCTTGGCTTTATCTTTTACAGAACAGGTTTAGTTTATGATACGACCTATGCAGTTTCCAACAAAGATTTTAAGCAATGGATATTAAAAGGAACTTATAACCCAATTTCAGAATTCAATAATCCTATGGGGAATGGCTCTGGACTTAGTAGTCAAATAAATGCTTTTGTTTTACCAAATAATACTGATATAAGTCTTGTTGGTACCACAAGCTATTCTGACTATAAACTAACTAATTCTGTTAAATTTTACCCACAAGGAACGTATTTCTTAGATGGCACAAGAACATATGATGGAGAACCAGAAAGCTATTACGGCTATTTAGTTGCAATGCAAACTGGTTCAACTAAATTGCAATTTATTTCATACATAATGACTGGCGAAACAATTAATTATATTAGAAGTGGCGGACCAAATTCATTTGGTTCATGGAGATTGCTTTAAGGAGTGATTAAAATGTTGAGTAAATTTAAACATATTCGTGATCAATGCAAGATTGACTTTAAAAGCATGAAACAGTTTTGGCTTCATGCAATTCTAGGCTTGATAGCAATATTTGAAGGACTAAACTTATTATTTGATAACAACTACTTCCTTTATCCACCATATCTAAGAGAAGAAATGAACAGTGATATAATTGGCGCATTCGCAATCACAGCNGGAATTATTGNTTTAAAATGGTGTATTAATCAAGATAGAACTGAAAAATGGAATAGAAACTCACTAGCNTTGTTATGTGCATTTTTCATGTTTGAAACAATTGCCGAAGCAATACAGATATATGCACCAGAACATAACCCGCACGTTATTATTGCAGGTGGCGTGAATTTTGCCCTTTTCTGTATAGCATTGAGTTTGGAACATGTTGATCCAAACAAATAGAGACTAAACAGAAAGGGGGATAAGCATATTGACTTTTTAATAAAAATTCTGCCGTATCTTAGTGCTATTTCAGCATTTATAATTGCTATATTAAAATACCAACGCAGTGCCTTAGCTAAAGATGTAAAGCAACTTGAAAATGATATTGAAAAATATCGAAAAATGTGGCTTGAAGAAATTGAAAATGTTAATATGCTTAATTCTGAAATTCTTAAACTAAAGCAAAATTTACGTGATGTTAAAGATGAAAACATTGAGTTACGCAGCAGAAATAAAAGGCTAAGAAAAAAGATTAAAGATTTAACCAAAAAATAGGAGATATAATCATGACAAACACAGATAAAGTCAATTTAGGTTTTTCAGTAATATTATTTATTATGCTATTTATTAATGCTTATTTTACTAAGCATAAAGCTAATAGTCAGATTGCAAAAACACTGCAAGCTTTAGCAGAAAGCTTCGTTCACTCTGTCCGTCAATTAGATGTTAGCGGTCAAGAAAAGATGAACACAGTAATTGACGCAGTTATTGCTGCAATGAAACAAAAAGGACACACGGTGACGCCCGAAGAAAGAAAAGCTATTCAAGGTTTCGCCCAAAGAGAATATGACAATTACACTAATAAAGAACAAATTGCAAAAGCTTTGCAGCAATTAACAAATAGTAATAGCGTTCAAACAAAAGAGTCAGATGAACCAGAACCGGCAGAAACTTATGAAGGCAATGATGTAGAAGATACAAATAATAATGAAATTGATAATATGATAGAAAATCAAGCAGATGAAATAA